GGTGCTGGTGCTGGTGCTGGTGCTGGTGCTGGTGCTGGTGCTGGTGCTGGTGCTGGTGCTGGTGCTGGTGCTGGTGCTGGTGCTGGTGCTGGTGCTGCCGCAGCTTCGCTCGGCTGGGCGGTTTTGTTGCGCTTAGCGTTTTGCTGCTCTACGCGACGTTGGTGACGTTTTTGACGTTCTTGAGCAGCTTGTTCTTTACGATCCAAAGCCGCCGCATTTTTTTCTTTCTGCCGTGCTTGTGCAACTTCTTGTTGCCGTTCTACGCGCCTTTCGCTTACGGGTTCTGGCGTGCCGGCCTTTTCGGCAAGTGCGGCCACATCCGCTTTTGCCTTTGCTGCAGCCGCAACTTCAGCGCGTCGTTGTGCAACGGCGGCTTCACGTTTGGTTCCAACTTCGGTAGCCAGTTTTTCTTCAGCGGCAGCGAGAAGGCTTGGCTGGGCCTCTAACCCAGTCTGCACTTGCGGTACGGGTTCTGCGCGAGCGGCTTCGAGTTTTTGCTGTAGGCGATCCCGACGGTTAAGTGCTGTGGTGGCAGCATCAAAGTCGCCCTTCTCGTCTTTCAAAACGTAGAAATCTTTTTCCGCTTTGGCAATGCCTTCTTCTAGCTTACGGATGTTCGCTTCGCGTGCTTCTAAATCCGCTTCCGTAGTGGGTTGGGGCGCCCTGGGCGCGCTCTCGCGTTGCTTCTCAAGCGCCTGGATACGCGCACGGATGTCGTCTGACTTCTTCTTTTCTGCGCGGAACTGGTCTGGCGTAGCTGCGGCTACTTTTTCATACTGCCGCGCTGCGAGCAGTTCAAGTCTGCGGATATCGTCCGTTAAGTCTTCAGCAGTAGCTGGCGCTACGGGCGCTGCCTCTGCACCAAACTCAGGGCGCACTTGTTCTGCAAATGCTTGTTTAGCAGACTCTTGTTTGGATTCCGCCCCATATAAGCCCCGCTCTTGTTCTGCGGTAGCCATCTCGGTAGTCGGCGCGGCTGCGGCTTGTACCCCTTGCGGCTGGAATCCTGGCAGGACTGTTTGCCCCCCACGTTCCGTTCTGGGTTTAGGAAGGGGCTTTTCCGCTACCGGGGCTTTTGGGGGTCGCAGATCAAGCGTGCCCTGACCTTCCATTGCAGGCGCAGGAGAGAAGGCGGCGATTTGCTGTTGAACCGACTGCAGCCGCGCGCTAATTGCTTGCGCCTGCGGGACGGCCTTGGCTTTGGTGGCTTTAGCCAACTGCGTTGTTAAGGTGGATTCCTGTTTTTGCAGCGTAGCGAGCGTTGGTAGCTGCGCAGTAATCTCGTTAAGCGCGGTGGTTACTTGCGCGACTTGCCTGCCCAGAACGGCGCGCTCTTGCGGTGCCGTGTTCACATCCGCGATGCGAGCTTGCAGTTGCTTCTGCGTTTCTGCAAGAGTAGCCTGCTGTTGCACCAACGCCCCACGTTGTTGGAACGGGGTCAAAGTTGACGGTGCTTCAGCAGCCTCCGCGCCATACGATGGCGCTAGCGCTTCGCCGAACGCTTGCTTAGCCGATTCTTGTCTGGCTTCTGCGCCGTAGAGCGCACGTTCCTGTTCAGCCGCAAGCTGTTCAGCAGCGCCGGGTTGTGCAGCACCGAGTTCAAACCCTGGCAGCATGGGCTGCGCCATCGGGCCAGCACCGCCTTGCAACGCCTCTTGCGTCTGGGCCTCGGCTTGCAGCGCCTGGATGTCTTTCAGCCGCGATTTGTACTCTTGCCGGACGGGCTTGTAGCGTTCAAAGAATTCGGCTCTTTTTGCTTGAGCTTCTTCGTACGCTTTCATCGCGTCTTCGTACGCAATCTCCTGTTCAGGGGTCGCGTCCTTAGTCTTCTTGGGCTTCTCTACCTTCGGCAGCGTCTGCTTTTCCTGCTCCAGCGCTTGGTATTGTGTATTCAGGTTCCGCAGGTACTCAGGCTGCTGCTTGCGCTCCGCTTCCGCTGCGTCAGCCTCGGCTTTGGCAGCGTCGGCGACCGCTTGTTCTTCGGCTTGTTTAGCCTCGGCAGCCGATTGTTCTTCACCCAGACGTTTAGTTTCGAGCGCCTTGCCCTGTGCTTTGATACCGCTGCGGTCAGCCATACGACCGAAGGGGCCTAAGACCAATGCCAACGCGGCGCCGCCTTGGAGGCTCTCAAGGTACTCTTTACGGGCTTCGGGGTCGCTGATGTCCAACCCGGCTTGAGCGCGTTCCAGAAGCTGCTGTGCCGCTTCGGTAAGCCCTTCGGCGGTCATAGCCTGACTGGTGGCTTTTGTGTAGTCCCAGGCAATCTGTTTCAGCGTCTGGTTAGCCAGCGCCTTAGCGCCCGCTTCCGTGACTTCCCGGCCTGCTGCGCCCAACAGCTTCCCGAGTCCGGGAGCCAAGAACATAGCGGCTGTATCAAGCGCTGCCTGCGGGACGGCAGTTAACGCGGCTTTACCGAGATCGGTTTCTTCCAACGTCTTGCCCGTCTCCATTTGCCGAGCCAAGTTCGAGCCCGTGAACTGCCCGGTAGACACTGCGCCAGCACCCAAAGCAGCCAGCGCCGTGGCCGACAAGACTCCAGACACGGGCAGCGTGGTTGCCGCAACCCCCGCCGCTAATGGTGCCGCCATATAGGGCAGCGAGCCGCCCAGCGTCTCTCTAAACTTCAGCCAGGGGGATGTAGACCAGTCATCCTGCGTAGGCGTGAACCGCTGTGCAGCGGCTGCTTCCTGTTCCTTGTAGTACTTCTCCGCTTCGGGCAGGCCCATGATGCCCATCTTGCCTAAAGTCAGCGCCCCTTCGCCTTTCAAACGGCTGAACCCCGCGCTTGCAGCGGCAGCGAGGCCGGAGGTGTCTTCTTTAGGTTTCGACGGCGCAAAGCCGAATGCTTCCGGGTACTTTTCTAGCGCAGCAAGCATGGCCTCCTGAGGCGTCTTCCCTTCCAAAATCGGGTACGTTGAACCATCTGGTAGAAGTACGGAGGCCATAGCTGTGTGTCTTTCTGTTGGAGAAACGCCCGTAAAGAACGGGCGTTTTTATTCTAGAGTGTTTTGCGTATTAAGGGGCCCGAGTGCCAGGGGTATCCACCACGGTCGGCGAGCTTCTTACAGCGCCATAAGTGGCCTTCATTCTTGCGTATGCGGCGACAGCTTCTGGGGGCGTCATGACCATGCCTTGAGGTGTTTGCACAAATTTCATAAGCTGATCAAAATCATCTGCGTTGAGTTTTGCTTGCCCTGCCGCGTAGCGCAATTGCGCTTCCCGTTGCTCTGCGTCCAAACGCATCTGCGCGGCTTGGAGTGTTGTGGCGTTTCCGGCTGCAGCAATACCCTCTTGAGACTGTCGATTTAGTGCGCTATCCATACGCTGCGCTGCAATCTTTGTATCCTCGCCTGTCGCGTGGGAAAGTGCCAAGACAGAAGCATCGCGTGCTTTATCTGCACGTTGCATGGCTTGCTGTTTGTACATCTCCACTTTGTCGTAATCGTTGCGTTTCTCAGCGCGTTCTGCTTGAGCCAGTGCCGCCAAGCCCATCTTGCGTTCTTTCTCAGCCTTCTTGAGGTCTTTCTGAGCGCGGGCGTATTGCTCACCGCCTGCAGAAGCACCTTCGACGAGTGCCTGAATAGTATTTTTCCCAGGCTGCACAACCCTAGACGCAAACGTCAGCCACGCCAAACCCTCGTTCATGCGAGACTCTTTTTCCACATCCGCGCGGTTTTCTTCCAGCAGCGCTTTTTGTTCGGCAAAGGTCTCAGGTGCGGGGCGATCCTTCTGGTACTCCTCAATACGCTTCTGAGCCTCCGTTTCCGCATCCGTAACGTACTTACCAAACATCTTTTCAATCGCAGGAGCAGATCGGTAGTCCTCTCCAACAGGAGGCAATCCGCCGGGAGCACGAGGTGCAACGGCTGCGGCAGGAGCACGCGCTGCGCCAGGGCCGCCGGGCATAGATGGGAGAGGGACGTTACCTGCACCGGAAGCACCGGGAATTGGGAACCCGGATGGAAGTGGCCCACCCGGCGCACGCGCTTGGGCATCGGCAACACGCGCATTTACAAGCGCCTTCTGTTGTTCAAGAGGGCTGCCCGACATCGCAGGTACGGGGGGTGGCGTAGGGCGGTTTTTATCCATCTCAGCAATCTTTGCATTGATGGCGGAAGGGTCGCGTCCAGCAAAGATGGCCTTATCGCGTTCTTCAGCCAGCTTGAGACGCGCATTTTGCCAAGCAACTAACGGGGCTCTTTCGGCAGCCGTACGCGCCGCAGCTTCGGCTTCAGCCTGCTTTGTCGCAGCCTCTTGGGCTTGAAGGGCCTGATACTGCGCTTTTGTATCAGGCATCTCTCCACGAAGCATCCCGTACGTTAGCGTACGTGTAGGAGCAGCCTTTGGCTCGGTACTTACCGGAGCAGGTTGTTGGAGCCGCGCACGTTCTTCAATGGCGTCGAGAGCCGCCTTATTGCGATCCGTGTATTTAGTTCCGAGACCTGCGCCGTATGTTCCCGATGTAAGGGGCGCTGTCTGACGATCTGCGGGCACCGGAACGGGTGCAGCAAGAATGCTGTCCATACTCCGATCACCACGCTTCTTAGCGCTGGGGGAAGCGCCTTCAATATAGTCCAACAACGCTTCTCGGTTTGCTGGAGGTGGGATGAGCCCGGCGCGAATCATTCGGTCAATGTCGGGGCCGTACATGTCTGCAGGATTCGGGGCATAAAACTCCGACATCTGGGGGCCGTACATTTCATACGCGATCGGCACTTCTTTGCCTTTTGCAAACCGAATCGCTCCGCCATCAGCGTAGGCAACACCGCCAGTGCCGAAATCGCGATCGTCTGCGCGAGAATACGGGCCGGCTGTGGACTCGCCACCGCCAGCAAACGACACCAGACCGCCATCAGCAAACTGCATGTTGGGGTTCAGCGCACCAATACCCTGGTCTTCAGGCAACTGCGCAGGCTGCATCGCAGCCAAGGCTTGCTGGTTCACTGGCGCCTGGGGAGCCGCGCCTTGTCCTTGCGGAGCAGCGCGCATCTCTTTGCGCATATTGCTCTCGTTGAACGCCAGGGGAAACATGTACGGATCCTGCTTGTGCATCTCAGCGAAGCGTTGCAGTTCCTGATCGCTCATCATCCGAAGACGTGAGGTAATTTGGTTCGCGTTAATCATTTTTACCCCTTCATCCGAGACAAGGCCAACTCAGCAAGCCCCGCAGACTTCACACTACCGCCTTTGGCAAAGGTGCCGGTGAGTTTTCCAATCCCCATCGCAGCCCCGCCCAATCCCGCCAAGTTCTGCATCGTAGACGGGGGCGCTTCGTACATCGAGCGTGTGGTGCCTTGCGTACCGCGCAAAATGTCTGACAAGAAGCCGAGCTGTTGATACGGGTAGTTCCGCTGTGCAGAAAAATCTGCGTACTGCCGGTTGAGAATGTCTTGGATCTGTTGCTGTTGGAAGCCGCCGAAGCCGGCTTGCTGGCCCGTGATGGCTTGCTCTTGACCGAACTGTTGCTGCCCAAGTTGTCCGAGCTGCCCCGCGCCTTGAAGCGCAGTCTGCAAACCCTGTTGCCCGAATCCTGCGCCGTACTGGCGAGACTGCTCAGACAAGCGTTGGGCTTCGAGCCCGGCTTGCTGGTTAGATTGTTGGGCTTGCATCCGAGATTGTTGATTGGCCAACTGCGCCTGCATGTACGCGCTAAGACCGGCTTGACCCGTAGTAAGGCCCGCTTGCTGGTTGGCCAGAGCCGCACGCTGTGCTTCTTGTTGGTTAGCCAACTGCGCTTGCATGCCGTACTGCTGATTAGCCTGCTGCGCCTGCATCATGGACTGCAGGTTTGTTTGTCCCGCCGTCAAACCGGCTTGCTGGTTGGCAAGCTGCGCTTGCAGCCCGTACTGCTGATTAGCTTGCTGTGCCTGCAGTGCCCGCGCCTGATCGGACGTGAACATGGACTGGGCTTGCTGGTAAGCCGACTGCAGCCCTTGGGACTGGATATCGCCCTTCTGCTGCGCCAGATTACGCGCGGCTTCCGCCTCCATGATGGCTTGACGAGACCCGCCAAAAGCACCAGCACCGACAGCCTGGGCACCACGCTGAGTACGCGCAATATCGGCTTGCCGCTGTGCTTCGCGTTGCTGGGTATTAACCACGTTCTGCATGTACGGGGACATGTACGCTTCGGCGGCTCCGGGTGCGGTGAACCCTTGCGTTCCGACTTGGCCGGAGCGAGCGCGCTCGAAGCCGATTTGGCCAGCCCCAATACGGTCGGCTTGAACCTGCGGCCCCGCACCTACCCGCTCAAAATCAAAGCCCCGAGACGCAACGTCGCTAGCTTGCACCTGTTGCGCAGAAAACTGACTGGGGTTGTACTGCTGCCCCATTGCGCGATTGGCCGCCGTATACGCAAGATTGGATGCGTCGGTGAGCTGGGGAGCTACTTGCTGGTTCTGCGCGGCCTGAAACGCCTGCTGCTGCATGGGCGTGAACTGCGCGGAACGCTCGCCGGTGTACTCTTGGTAGGGCGCTCTGGAAACAGCCTCCGCGCCGCCAACCAGCCGCATGTACGGCTCTCTGGCGTACTCAGGAATATTGGTCTGATAGGACGTTGCGGTTTGCTGACCACCACCGCTGTCGCCGCTGTCCATAAAAATACCAAATACGCCTGTTTCTTTCAGGCACCCCAGCAGAAATTTAATCACACTCATTTAAGTGCTCCTTGCGGTAGTCTTCAAAACGCTCATGCACGACGCTCTTCCACACTTCAGGCAAAATCTTTTGCGCTTCTTGTGGGCCTAAACACACCTGCACAGCGTATGCAACGATATGACCAGCGGCGTAGCGTAAATTGTGTGCGATCTCTATTCCGTGCGCATCTTTTGCCTGTTCAAAACTATTGGCTGTTTGATACGCAGACACAACCATCAACCACATCGGCATTATTTGCGCCTGGATTTTTTGGTAGAAAGTGTTCAGCGGCAGGTAGACCAAGCAGATGAGAAAGGCGTTGTTGATGGCGTCGGCCGCAACATCCTTGTCTTTGTCTACCAGATCATCCCATGTGTGCGACAAGTCCACAAACATGCGGTACATGGCCAAGGCTTCTTGGTTTCCACCAAACCATTCGAGCTTGCCGTCGTTGCTATACATTAGGATCTACCTTCGTAAAAGCAAAAACGACGGTTCTCGTGTCCGGAGCGTCATAGCCGTGCCAAGAACCCATGCGCGATTTTTGCATGAACTCGTTCCAGTGCTGCGTAAATACTTCGGGGTGCACTAGCGCTTCGCAGCGTAGACCAGCATTGGCTGCCGAGAACAGTACGCTGTGCATTGGGTGCGCACGGTACTCCCACTCTGGAACGTACACGTCTTTGAGCAACTGTTTTCTAGCCGCAAAGTCTTTTATCACCAGCCGCCCTCCAGATCGCAGTAATCGCGAAGCTTCATGCATCAAGGCCATGAGGTCACCGTAGCCAAGAGACTCGTTGAACATCACGTAGTCAGCAACAGCGTCAGGAAGATCCTTGATGTGATGGTAGTCCGACAAGATGCAGTCACGCCCTAAATCGAGCATGATTTCTGCCTGCGTCGGACTACTAGTGATGTTCAGCGTGCGGGTAATCTCTGGCGACACTGCTTGAAGCCCCGCGCACATGGTGCCGATACCAGCGCCCATGTCGATCACAAACCCGCGAGGCCTAAAATACTCGTTGTAGCGATGGATGTGCTCGTCTTCCGAAGACCCAAACAGGGTGCATTGGAACAGGTTTAGTCCGTGCTCCAAGTACTCCGCTGTTTCGATCTCGTAGTCGTTCATCCCATCGCCTTGTTGGGGTTGATCTGGCGCTGCTGTGTCGTCTTGCCGTGTGCGTTCTGACGAATCCGGTCGAGCATAGCGTACAGCTTTTTGGTACCGCCCGCACGCTGAACTTGTTCAGGAGACAGATACGCTTCGCCTCGGGCTACACGCGCTTTCTGTTTACCTTCAATGGTGGTGGGGATCGAGTCGCTCATGCCGTCGCCAGGGCCGTCAATCGGCGTGGCGCGGAACTTCTTCATCAGCGCTTCGAGGCCCGCGTCTGTGCTGCCATTGCCGAGTGCGGAGACGACGTCAGCCGGAACAACGAACCCACCTGTACGAAGTTGACCACCTGCTTTGTTGCCACCGCCGTAGTCACGTTCTCGGCGTGCACTCTCAGCAATCATGGCGTCATCAAACGCTCCCCCTTCGGGGCGCTTCTCACCGCGACCGTAGTTAACGTAGTGGCTCCACGCAAAATCTTGCGGTGACACCCCACTGTTTTTTGCGGCAGCCAGAACATCCGGATTTGCCATCAGATACGCGCGGGCCGCAGGCGTGAGATTCGTGCGCTGTGCTTGGTCTTCGAGCCACGCATTGGACTCCACCTTTGCGGTTTCAGCGGCCCGAGGCGCATCGGCCTGAACCATCTCGTCCAGCGTCAACGGCTTCTTCTGCGTTGAGGGTACTCCCGGCGTTGAGGGGCGCCCCGACATTGCCGGCGAGCCGGCTCCAAGACGGACAGGCTGCGTCGTCAACATGCGATCGCCTTCGGGTACGCCGTACTGCTGGGCATACTGGGGAGACATGCTCGAATTAGACGACGGCAACTGCCCCGAGAGATACATCATCGCATCGGCGCTGGCGCCACTCATACCCCTGGCTGGGCCGCTTGCGTAACGTCCGTAGCTCGCCGGCATTTGTTTTGCCATAGAAGCTGCCGATTGTTGCATCGAAGGCGCCTGTGGTGATGCTGTGTTCGGAAACGACTTCAGCACGCCATCAAGGGTAGGAAGAGATGCGTTGTTCACCAATTTGGACATAAGCCCTGTCTTATCTGCCGCAAGATACGCAGCTATTTCCGGACTTTGTTTAGCGGCTTGCCCCAAAGCGTAAAAGGCCGCACCCCCTAACCCGCCTGTTGCAAGATTTCCACCCACTTGCCCTCCCGGAGTAATAACGGACAACGGTGTCCGAACAAAGTCCATTTCCGGCGCTGAGGCTTGGGCTTGTACCGGAGATTGTGCAGGGGCTTGAGCTTGTGCCGGAGCTTGTGCAGGGGCCGGGTCGGGAATAATTACCCCGGGGTTAGCCTGTTGAATCCGCTCTCGCATTCTGTCGGGATTAAAAAGATTTCCACCCGCAGCCAAACTTACCAGACCGCCTTGTGCAAGCTGGGTGTACTTGGGGCGGAAGTACCGTTTCTCGCCTGTGTACGCAGAGCCGGGCAGGTATTCGCCGCCCGTGTAGCCCGGATCGTAGTCGTAACGATACCCTTTGCTGTACGCATCTTCGGGCATCTCGAACGGTTCAGGTGGGGCCATGATGACCGGAGCTGCAGCCATCGCTGCGCTCTTAAGCAGACCCGAGCCACCGCCCATGCCCTGCATAAACGCAGACGGGTTTTGCGCTGCAGCATCCATACTCTGCAAGAAAGACGGCTGCTTATAGAAAGCACTTCTGGCAGCTTCTTGCGCAACGGTGTTGGCCGGCAACCCCCCGCTTGGCATGGCACTAGCGGCGGCACTTTGTGCTGGGAAGAGTTCAGGAACGGCAAACCCGCCTGACGGCGCAGCCGAGGCTGCGGCTTGCGCCGCTTCGGCCGCAAACAAATCGGGAGTTGCAAACGCTCCAGCAGATGGGGCTGCGGCTGCGGGCATTAGCTGCGTAGGGCCTGCCAGAGTGAACGGTGTCGGGGTAGCTGCGGCAGGAACCGCGTTGGCAGCGGCGGAAGCTCCGGCTTCCGTAAGGCCAGCACCAAGACTTGCACCACCATATGCACCCAGGCCGCCAGCAATAGCGCCCATCAGCGGGTTCTTACTGTTGCTCAGAGCCCCAACCCCTGCGCCCAGAGCGGCTGCGCCCGCAGCGCCAATACCTGGGAGAAAGAAGTTAGCGCCCAAGCCGATCAGCGTGGGGAGGATGTTCTTCAGGAAGCCGGCTTCAGGCAAACCAGTGTCAGGGTTGCGCGTCAGGCTGCCGCCGTGCGACAGCGCCAGGGCTTGGAGCCCGTGGACTTCTCCGGGGGTCATGTGAACCAGCAGAGAGTCTTCACCCCTCCCTCTAGACGCAAGATGGTGTGCAGCAGCTTTAAGGCTCATGAATGCCTCGCAAAGAAGGGGTTGTTAAAGTTTAGCATGTTGGGTGTCAAGGGCAAAGTTACTGCGTGAGGTCGTAGAACGAAAGCGCCCCCCACCCACCACCCGTGCTCGTAAGCGTCCGGGCGCATAAGGTGTAAGTGTCGCTCACACCCGCCAAAGACACGCCGAGTTGCAAATCCCAGTTGTATGGGCTCGTGCTGTTTAGCGGGATTCTCCCGGACTTGCCCGAGGTGTATCCACTAGAAACGATCGTGCCACCCGTTGTTGCCGTGGCGGTGTAATCAACTTCGACGTTTGCGTCAGTGGCTGACGCTGTCCAGACTGCGCCCGTAAGCGTGGTGTTCTTGATCAACGCGACTTCATAGTTATCCACCGTTGTCGGCAAGAAGTCGTAGCTGATGGGGATAACGACAGCGCCCAAAGCGGTCGAGGCAATTCGGATAGACGCCAACGGATAGAACGCGGTTGTGATGAAGTTCCCTGCCGGCACAGATGTGCGCCGCGCCATGTGCTCAATAGACGTCTGCTCATAGCCCCCGTCAGAAATCACGGTTGCGCATATCTGGCGCATGCTGGATGCGGTCGCAGTAGCGGCGGTGTTCGTGATCTCGTAGCGCACGGGCAGGATGGCCGTGGTCATGTAGACCGTAGAGATGCTGTTGGCGTTCTGGAACGTATGGCACAGGATGAACTGGCCGTCGATGATGAAGCCGCAGCGCACAGAGCCAACGCCCAGCCACTCGAAATCCATCCACAGAATCTGGGCCTTGGACGCATCGAGCACGAGCCCACTGTCACCCGTGCCGTCTAGCTTGTCGCCGTTCCAGTTCGCCTGAGTAACAGTGCGCGCATCAGAAGTGGCGCCACTAATGTAGGAACGCAGTACGAACGATTTGGTGGAATCCGCCTGCTGAAAGAACACGCCGTTCTGCGTGCTGAAGTAGCCTACGCGCTGCCGCAGCCCCGTCTTGGCCGCATTCATGACGAAGGTGGCCATCAGCATCAACCCTTTTCCGGGCTGATACGGGAAGTTGCGGAACGTCTGCCGCACAACCGAGGATCCAGACGACGTGGTTACATTTAGCTGAACTGACGACTCGTTTGGTAGATATGTCGTCGTCCCGCCTGTTGCAGTAGACGTGTCGAACTGATTGTCGACTGCGTACCGATTCTGACTATCAAAGAGCGTGTAGGGCTGGCTGACTTGGAGCCGCCCGAAAGCATCAAGACTCGTGCTATTGAAAGTGATGGGTATAGACGTGTTAGCAGCCACGAGTTGTCCTAAGATGTTGTCGAGTTGCCTGAAGTACAGCCGCAAAACATTGGCGAACTGCTCTTGATAGCGCGAGTCGTACTCGCCTGGGGCGGAGGGCAACCGAGGAGCCACCACTTGGTTGATGGGGTACTCCGACGTGACGATTAGAGACGTCATAGTTATCTCCTGCGCCCATCAGGACGGATGTTTATGCGCGTCGCGCCCATCTGCCACGTTGTACCCAGCGCGGTGGACTCCACCTTGAACGCCATCTGCCGACCGCGAACCCGCACGTAAACGAACTCAGTGAACCGCTGCACGAGGTAGTTGTTCTGAACAGAGTAGTCGTTGACGCTGGCCACATCGGGGTTTGACGGCGCAGCGTTGTAGGCAGCGCCTGGGTTCTGCCGAGGTTTAACAGTCAGCGTTATCTCCGGGGACACGGCGGTTGAGCCGTCAAAACAAACGTCCGGAATGAGCGAATCAACGTATGCGTAGTGATCGCCATCGCCGATGTCAAAGTCGGCGGATTGCACGTAGGCCGCCAGTGGGGAGGGTGGGTTCGTCGATCCGTCGTCGTTGCCGTTCTCGTGGTACAGGATCTGGCCGTCGTAGTTCAACGCGATAGGCGCAGCGAGATACGGCGAGTCGAGCCAAGCAGTACGAGCTAGATTGCCATACGACCACACACCTTCGAGGTAGTTGTAGATGGCGTAGCGATCGACCGTGGTGGAGTTCGCAGAACAGTAGAACCACCAGATCTCGTGGAACCCTTCATTGGTACCCGCAAAGAACTGATAGCGCTGGCTCAGGTTCAGATCGCCAAAGATGTACTGCCGAAGCGTGCAGCTCAAGGACTCCACCCGGCCCGAGTAGATGTAGAACTTGTCTACCCCCATCCAGTACGTGATGTTGTTGGCCACCGCTGTCGAGTTGGGCGAGGCGATTGAGATGTTGTCGGCCAGGATGTCGAACTTCCAGACATACGGCGGGCCAAGGTACTGCATGGAGTACAGCGCGGCATCCGTCCACACCAAGACTTCTTGACGTGTTTGCTGCGATGTCTGGATCTCGCTGCCCCGGCTGAGTCGGAAGCTGCCTGCCTGATTGGTGATGGCCGGAGTCCAGATGTTGTAGTTCTCTTGGTCTGACCACCGTACCAGCATGGGGTCACGCACACTCGCGTTGTAGTCGTTGACGCCAAAAGTCAGGATGAAACGCGAACCGTCAGACACAGTGGCGTGTGTACACACGGTCGGGCAATCGGCAACGGTCAATGCGTGGGTGCCTGTTTGAGTGCCCGCAGTGGTATTTACCGGGGCGCCAGCAAAAGAGGTTGCGAAGTTGGCCGTCAACCCAGACACGTTGACTAGGTAGTACGTGGTGCCGGGAACCAAGTTGGTCGGCAATGCTCCGTTGGTTGTTGCAACGAAGGTCGTGTTTTCTTCGAGCGCCGTTGTCAGCGTGATGACGCCGGGGTTAGCATTTGTGACGGTGAAGGTCTGCTGCGTAAGCAGCGTGGCGCGGTTGATGATGGTGGGGCTACTCGGGTCGGGCGACCAGATGTAGAGCCCCGAGTACCGGGGATTCGCGATCAATGCTTCGCCGTAGTTGGAGCCGCTCCACAGTTGAGCGTTTGAGCTGGCGTAGTTGGATGCCGTGTTGCCCCAAGAGCCGTCACCCCACGAGTTCGTACCCCAGCCGGCAGCAGGAAGGGTATAGACCGGGCCTGCATAGGTCTGAAAATACCCGATAACGCTTGGGCCGCCTGTGCCCGTATCGGCCACCGTCGCATTGACGCCCACGTTGATGGTGAACGTGTTGGTGGTGATTGTCGTTACCTGGAACTCGGAGTTCAGCACTGCGGCCGTGATGGCCCCGCCAAGGCTTGCCGCGCCTGAGAAGGTGACGAAGTCTCCGACAACACAGCCGTGGTTTGTGCAGTTAACCGTGACGATGGCCGTCAGGCCGACCGTGTTGGCTGTGAACGTGACGTCACCGGCCTTGGTGGTGTAGCGCAGAGGCGTGATGTCGGTGATCGTTCCGCCCGTGCCGGTCTGAAGGTACAGCTTGGAGTTGGTGCCGTAGGCGATCGGGGTAATACCGGCCAGCGTCTGCCATGTGAACATCCAGCGCCCAACGCCCCAGAACGACCCGTTGTTAGTCGGCTTGAGGGGCTCTTCGGTAACGGTGAAGTCGCGTGTCCAGCCGCCGATCTTCTCGGGCACGCCCGATCGAAAGCGGATCTTGTCGCACTCAAACCACCCGCCCTTAGCAGTGAGCGCCGTGTTGTCGCGGTTGATGCCCGGCTTGAATAGCAGTTTTTGAATGGTCACTGTTTCTACCCCAATAGTGCGGCTTCTGCAGCCCGGCGACTAACCAATCCTGGAAGCACCCGACCACCGCCTCGAACCCATTTACGCAGTTCTTGTTTTGCGGCTTCTGGATCGTTTGCGTTGATTTTCTTGCGCAGCGTGGATGATTGCAGGTTACCAGTACCGAGGTTGAAAGCAAAATCCAATATCGCAGCAATCGCCCCAGGCCCCCAGTCTTTAAGGACTGGGCAAAGACTCAACACCCTCGGCTGCACAGCGCGAAGCTCGTGCATCAGCAGTTCTTCTGCGCGTTGCTTGGTAATTGCCGGGTCACTCAGCGTAACCCGTGTCCCGTTCTCATATCGAGTGGAGCCATAACCGATCGTCGCCACACGGGCCGGGCACAAATATGGCTTCAAAAACAGCCCTTCAAAGCGCCTGCACAGGCCCGCAGCAATGATCAGTTGCGGCTCACCGTCCACGTTTTCCCAAGCTCCGGTCAGCGAAGAAGAACCCGAGGATAGCCCCTACCAGCTCCATGTCCCAGTCAGCCATCTGGAAGTTCTGTGAGACCAGCTTACACACCCACAGGGTCAGCGCGATCGTAGCGGCTGCTGGCCGCACAACGCCGTTCCAGATGTCCACTACAGAGTAGCCGGTCGGTGCAAAAGCACGGGCCATCGCCGCGCCAAACGCATCAGCATCGGTTTTATCCACCATCGCCTGGGACTGCGCTTCGATGACTTTGATGCCGAGTTGGGCTTGCAGTTGCAGCGTCTCTTGATTGCGTGCGTGAGCGCGGTCGTCAATATCGCTTTGCAAGCGCAGCATTTCCAACTCGTGTGCGTTGTCTTGGCGCTTGTTGATGAAGGACGAGATTTCGCCCCATATGGCGCGGGCAAACGATCCCCCGAGAAAAGAAATAAGTGCGCTTAACATGGTGCCTCCTACTTAAACCGGCGGAGCTTGAAGAGCGTGTGCAGGTACAGGGCCACGATCTCGTCCACGATGTTCTGGATCGGCGTGTCCGTCTTGTCGAAGGCTTTGTACCGAGCGCTCTCAATCTCGTCCATCTGGTACTCAAGTTCGTCGGCCACGTTGAGCTCGCCTTCCGGCTCCAGATAGGGGACTGGCTTCATCATCCCGTGACGGCCTTGGCAGACTTCTGCCAACCTATCGGCGGCCTCAATGATGCCCTCATAGAACTCTTGCAGCGCGATGTGCGCCGCGTAGGACGTTGTCCTTAAGTGTTCCCGGTGCGCGATGTCCCGCGAGAGGAAGAGGATGGCGATGATTTCGTGACCCATAGGTACCTTCGTTAAATCCGCGCGGTGGCAAGAGCGCCGAGGACGGCGCCTGCAATTGTTGCCAAAGCGTCCAGCAGTTCTGGGTTGCCCTTCCCTGATACCTTGTCGTAGACCTCTTTAGCCACAGCAGCCACGGTGCCTGCCAACAAACCCGCAACCACGCCGAAGAAGAAATGCACGAGGATGAAGATCACCAACCCGTAGATCAGGTGGTTGGCTTTGTCTTGGGGGAGTTGGGGAAGACTCATGGCGTTCTTAAGGCTGTTCGTTAGGTTGAATAGCTGCTTTGATGATGGCGTCAACGTCGATACTGTGTCCTGCGGTTTTAACCATGTTCAGGCCGGTTCGAACTTGCGGATCGTCCAGGTTGATGTAAGCCCGAACGCCGGCATCTTTAATCAATGCTTGAACGCTGACGTTGGTATCCGACAATATGCTCCACTTTTTGTCGCCAAAACGATCGAAGAACGCTCCGACTGTGATGCGGCGAAGCTCTAATGGCGCTGGCGGCTTTACAAAACCCCCACTGGTATAAACTGACCCGAGCAAGGACGTGTCATACGAGCCGATTAAAATCATGTGTGGCGCGTTGATTTCTTGGGCCGTTTCTGTAACGGCAGCAACAACATTTTGCTCGTTTATTTGTGCGTAGTACATTTTAAGTCCACTCCGTAAGTTCCCAAGAGGCGGCAGCTTGTGCGGATCCGCTACTCCTAGTTGCCAAAACTGTTGTGCTACTACTTAACTCAATTCTAAAAATGCCGTTAGCTCCCGTACCAAGAAGGCGTAGTTGAGATTTTGCGGTATTAACGGAAGTGATTGTTGCTGTCGCAGTCAAGTCAGTACCCGAAAACGTGATAACGCCTCTTTGTGTTGAGTTGATTGAGGCGCCCCCACCACCGCTAAAGAACTGGCTCATCGTGCTCATATTTGTTCCTTAAATATCACTGGAAAATCCAGCCACGGGTCGCATCGGCATAAACCAATGTCCCAAAATAGTTTACGTTGTTTACCATTAAATCTTCAGCAAGCCCCATGATGTTTTGGCCGTTGCGTCCAATCACTGGAGTGGCTGTTGCGCTGCGGTTGGAAAACATTACCCAGTCTCCCGCCGTGGGCGATGCTGGCAAGGTTAAAGTCAGTGTGGCTGTGAACACGTAGGTGCGTGACGCAACAGCCGTAGTGTTGGTGCTAATGACGTTAACAGTCTGACGGTAGTCAAGTGACGCTTGCGGGCTGGTTTTACCAATCCCTAAGTTGCCCGACGTATCAATGGTCGCCCGAATCGCATTGGCGGTGTAAAACAGCAGGCTGTCGCTTGAGTACGAAATGATGCCCGCACTCGCCGCCGAGTTCGTGAACTTGATGGCTACGCTTGTAGACCCGGTATTGGAGAGGTGCAGGCGTTGTTCTGGCGAAGCCGTACCAACCCCGAGGTTGCCGGAGGAGTCCAGGCGCATCCGCTCTGTCGAAGCGGTGGCAAACGTCATGGTGTTCGTTGAGCTTGCGCCGTTGATTGAAACCGTCGTTCCACCCCATTCCAGTACGGTGGAGTCAGCAATCCGGATTGGCCCGTTGACATCCAACTTGCGTGCAGGCGAAGCTGTACCAACCCCGAGGTTACCGGAGGAGTCCAGGCGCATCCGCTCAATGCTGTTGGTGAAGAACGTAATGGGGGTGCTCGTAACGCCCTGCAACCGATTTTCAGTACCGTTACCAAACAACCTGAATTGGCTAACACCGTTAGCCATCAAGTCCAAAACGCCTGCGGTCGTATTGTTTATGGATAGCGTTGTGTAGCCTGCACCGAAGGCTGTTGGAGAACTCGTACCAATCCCGAGGTTGCCGCTACTGTCTACGCGAAGGCGCTCAACGCCCGCAGTGCTCAGGGCGACAGTGGACACCGCTGGACGCCAGAAGCCTGTGTTGGTGCTGCCTGCAAACGTGATCGAAGGTGCGCTGACCGTGCCTGCATCAAAAATAATCGACGTGAAGCTCGTCGTTGCATCCACCACATCCGTGCCGTTGCAGTACACCATCTTCCGCTGGCCGTTAGCGATTGTGATGCCTGCGCCTGCCGACGTTTTGAACACGATGTTCTGGCTGCCGGTGGTGCTGTTCGTCACCACGTAGAGCTTGGAGACCGCCGGGCAGATCACGTTACGCGAGACCGTCAACGTCCCAGTCAGCGTGATGAACATGTTCCGCGCTTGGTCAGTCGCGCCGTTAACCGTTGTCAGCGTGTAGTCAGCATCCGTCATGGCCACGGCCGCAGTGCCTGCGATCGCCGCTTCAGCCAGGGTCGTCACACCCGTGTTAACCGTAGAGCCCCAAGTACCGGCAAGCTCCCCCGTAACGGGCAGCGTCAAGCGTAGCGATGGTGTGTATGAACTAGGCATGACGCCTCCTTGTGTGCCCGGTACGCAGGCTTATTAAGCAAACCGCAACAGCGCCGTACTAGCACCGTTGGCCGGCATCTGAATCGTGAATGTGTTGATCGCGGTCTTATCAGCGCCAAAGTCTAGAACAGCAATTGCTCGGTTGGCCTTGCTGGAGTTGTAGATCAACGCGCCGCGAGCCGTGAAGTTAGCCCCAGTCCAGGCCGTATCCGCAAAGTCAACATAGGCGGTTGTCCCGTCCGTCGTGAGCGTAACTCCTGTCAGCGTCTCACCGCCTGCGGTGTACCCCGGCCCCGTCGCCTCGCCCGTCACGGTGTAAGCCGTTGTGCTCGCACTAATTGTGGCCGCGCCCGTATACAGCGCGATCTTGAGGACGTCTGTTTCCAGGTTGTGGATGGCTTGCCAGCTCTCTTTTTTGAAGCTGGTAACGAGGGTTTGCGTAAGCGCCATGTCAGTTTACCGGCTGTCGATACTGCCCAGAACGGTAGGCGTCTTGACGCTCCATACCATCCCCCAGGCGTTTGGCCATTGCCAGAGCTTCCTTGTACTTGCCGTCGTAGAGCGCCAGCAAGTCAGCCTCACCCTTGAGGAACGTGTACGCTTCGACCAGACATCCGTACAGCAGCACCGTGTCGAAGTTATCCCCAAGCCACGTTGTAGAGGCCGTAACGATCGACTCTGGGTAGAAGAAGTAGTTAATCTCGATGGCGTAGGCCGAGGTCGGTGTCGGGCCAAAGATCAACTGCAACTCCGTAGTGGCCACGGTCTGTGGCCCGTACAGCGCGTAGTACTTCGGCAGCCCTGTGCTTGATACCGTCGGGTAAGCCTCACGAATGAAGTTAACGTCCTTGTTGAGCAGGAAGTTATACCGACCAGTGTCATCCACAACAGCAAGCGCGTAGGGCGCCAAGAAGTCATTCGGCGCATTGAGGTACGGACTCCCGCCCGTCAGATTGCCCGAAAAGTACTTACGCAGCGAAGGGAACTGCACCGAGTTGTAGATGCGCTGTTCCGCTTGCTTAACAAACGTAGGAATGTTCGCTACGAAGTCTGTCTCGTAGTTCTGCAAATAGCTACTGATGGTCGCAGACAGCGTAGCGTAGTTCATAGGTTATCAAGCCATAGGGCCGCGTGCCATCTTGCCTTTGGTAGCTGCACCGCATCCGCGAATCTGAATGCCGTCCGTCTTGGTGGCTTTGTACTCAGCGCTTCGGTTGCTCGCAACGGAAATTGGCGTATCCCGCAAGACTTGCTTGACGGGCTTGTTCTCAACAACCGCAGGGGTTGATGCTTTAGGGGTACGGTAGGTGGCCATATCAGCCTCCGCGTTTCTGAGCGGCGATCTTCGCCTGACCGCGACCCATCTTGAGCATGTCAATGCCGCGCTTGCCAGGGTTACCGCCCAGCTTGGCGCCGCCATCTTGCGGAGCCATCTTGTCGCCGGATTTTGCGGTTGGCTGTTTAGTAGTTGCCATGACTGGCTCCTTCACGTAGTGATTACTGAGACTGTACCAACAATTCCTTGACCAACCAAGGAATTAGACGTATTGCCGTCGATTGCGCTATTACCGCCACCGACTGGTGCCCAGCCCCACTGGAATATGCGGCTGCCTTCACCAATGAGACCGTTACTGAGCACGCCGGATGTGACGTAGCTTCTATCAGGACGAGGGTTGCGAACCCCTTGCGGATCATCTACAGGGTACATCCCCAACTGCAACTGCGGATGATCTGGGTCATAACACGAGCGGCAGACCAGCATGTTGATGTTCTTGGTCTTAACAACCAGACTTCTCAACAGTTTTAGCTTGAAGCGGAATGCGCACCGATCGCACTCGGCGATCGAGTTCTTGCCCGAGGAAAACCGATTCCCCATTAGAAGCCGCCACCTATGAACTGCTGTCGTGGCACAAAGCGCACTGCGGCCTTTTCACGATCCTCATCGGAAGCAAGTTGCCACGCTTCGTCGTACTGCGCCTTGAGGATGGGCAAACGCTCTGCGCCGCCAGGAACCTTTAGCGCTAAGTAGTACGCAAGGCCGGCCACCATCGAGGGCAAGAACCTGAACGGCACGTCCATCGTATTCACCCCATCACCTGCATCCTGCAGACGACGCAACCGCCAGTACACGAACGTGTAGGTCTGGCTGTCATCGGGCACGGGCCACACAGTGAAGGTAGGCGTAGCCTGCCGGTTGATGTAGACCTGGATGGGTCGAGCTTGCTGGAGCTTATTTGGCACGGTAGCGTAGGTGGAGACGCTGATCCGCGTGATTGTCAGGTCGGCTTGCGTAGATGCTACGCCTGCCCCTGTACGGATCACATGCTCTAACAAGTCAACAGTGTCTGCTGGCAACGTATAGGTGGCTGTACCGGGTGTCAGGACTTGTGAGCCCTGCTCGATCGTCCACAAATTCAAACCTCTATTCGACCAATCCGCGAACAACAGGTTCAAAGAACGCCGCGCTGTCTTGAGGTCGTATCCGCTGCGCATTTCCGAACCAGCACGCTCGAACGCCTCCTCAACCAATTCGGTCAGGTCTAAGTTGAATGCGGTGGTACCGGACGTGGCCATACTTACCTTTTAGCAGTCTTTGCAGACGCTTTGAACGCGGCTGCTGTGGGCGCACCAGGGGTGCCGGGCTTGCGCATCTTCTCACCAGAACCCGCCGCAATGCGCTTGCGCTTTGCATTGATGTTCTCATACAAGCCGCCTTGAGCGTAGGAGTCCACCGACTCGGGAGAGTCCGTGCGGGTGACCTTCTTTGCCTTCGGCATTTTGCTGGGGGAGATGGCCCCCATACCCCTGGAAGCCCGCATGATTACTTGCAGCGACCGCCGCTGGCCATCGTGACCATCTTGCCCTTGGTCTTGCCTTTAATCTCGATGCCGCCGCCACGAGCATACTTGGCAGTGGGCTTTTTCTTCATCATTTTCATTTCCTTGGCTTCTTCAGCCTTGGACTCTTTACCCATGAAGGGGGGCATTTTTCCTTTGGTAGCCATAGTAGTGCCTTTCTGTGCCTTATCGGCCTTGACGAAATCTTTACCAACAGACATCGGAACACCCGCCTTCTTTGCGAATTCGGGGCTGTGCGCGATGGCCGCCATGAAATTGTGCTGTTTTTGGGAGCTAGACGGCATGCCGCAATCCCCTACTCTTTCGAGTCGATTTTTGATCGAAGCCTGCGAACAACAGCTTGAACAGTCTCGGTCTCCCAAATGCGGATGACTGTCCAAACAATCGTAAACACGGCGGCAATCGCAGGTAATTTATCCACGAGCGTCCCCACAACGGTTACAACTGAAACCACGTCCACCACATGCTTTGTGGTTTCGTCAACATGCGCACTCATTTGCAATTCCATCGTTTGAGACTCGCCGCTTTACGTGTAGGACGACCTTGCTCGTCTTTCATCGGGCCGGGGGCAGACCCCATACGGGCACAAAACGACTTTTTCCGGCCAGCGTCGGACTTGCTCTTGGGATTGGGCGCGGGTGCTTTGAGGTTGGAACCTGTGGCCGCGTTGTACTTCGCACGACCTTTTGCCGTGAGACCTGCGCCTTTGCTGACCGGGAGCTTCTCTCCTCGACCGACCGCTAGTGATACAGGTTTTGTTGCCATTATGCCCATCCTCGAACGGGGTTTGTGGGAAAAATTCGATATTCCGCCAGCGCTTCCACTTCTTCGTCACCCCCACGCACGTTGACGTGCCAGCCGGGTATTGCGGCCATATCAAATGCTGGGCCGTCTTGGGTGTCAATCATAGCCCCGGTTGGCTTGTAGATGATGCCGATCACGTCAATGCTGTGGGTGACTATGAACGGCTCCAGCACCTCGTTGGCCGTGGCCTCGTCTGGGAATTTGAGCATGTAGTCAATCATGATGTCAAAGCCTGCAGTTCTGCGTTGGTCAGACGGCGGGGGTAGTACTTGAAGGAGCGGATGTGGCCGTTGAGGAAGTTGCCGTTTCCATCCCAGTTAGTGCCAATGTAAAGCCTATTAACAGCCGGAACCGTCCCAACGCTGTCCGTTCTGGTTGCTAAACCGTTACAAGATTCAGCAAAATCGTTGAGTTTGTATGCAAACGCATCTTTGGTGTTGTTAGTAGAAGCAGCTATGCCAAATGTGCCAATTGAATTAACTTGGCCTATACCCGCAACAGCTACGTTTGCGCCTCGGTACGAGTTTCCCGCAGAGAAGTTTCCGTAAATAGAGTTATTAAATGTGTTGTCGCTGATCGCGTAGGTAAGCGTCGCCGCGGTTACATTTGGCAGTGTTGACGCTTCAACATACGTAGTCCCCTCAACCGAGTTATACCAGTTGGAGAAGTTAGCCCCCGTAACGCTTGCAACATCTGCTGCGCGGGTGAGTGATGCCGCAACAGTCGGAACATAGCTGGTCGCAAATGCGCCTTGCTCAAACTGCATGCCCCAAACGTTGACGCTGGTAGCAGCAGACAACGAGTTACGGAAGCAGTACACCCGCACAGATACGCATGTTGCAGGCGTTGTGAACGTGTATGTGATCCTTGTCCAAGCAGTAGCAGAAGGAGTTTGCGTCGGGACAATATCAACCGCAATAAACGCAGCGTTGGTATTGTCGTAGATGGCAATCTTGTAATCGCTAGCCGCCATCGTGCCCAACTTCACGTACAAAGAGAACGTGTAGGCGGTAGACGAAGAACAAGCAATGCTTTGATAGACACCAGTGTCCGCGCCAGTTACGACGGTGATTGTGTCGGCAGTTGTCGTGCCATCAGGCGCAGTAGTTGCGTCGTATGCTAACGAAACGCTTGAACCTTTAAGCCAAGTCGCTTGATTCAAATCGTTTGAATACAAGCAAAGGTTCGTCCTCTGCTCCTCAATCAGCAACCCTTCGGGAGCCAGAGTAACGGGGTCGTAGTCGAAGCGGGGGCCGTAGTAAGCTGTGTTAGACGGTGCCGCAGCAGGGTTGTACTTGTAGGGGTCTAGGCTAGCGGAGTCAGAGGACTGTGCGCCCCAGACATAAATTCCGCTGGTGCCGTCGCCAGTGTAGCTTTGGGGGGCAGGGGTCGTTGCTCCATTCGCCAACTGGTACGTGACTGGGTTTGACCCGCTAACGGACGCGGTTGCAGTGACGGCACAGCGATACCAGCCGTTTCCAATACTAACGACGGCAGCAGTTGCGCCTGTTTCTACAGCAGCAACAGTGCCAGTCTGCAAATCAAACAACGCCTGCCGACCATTGGTAAACTCAACAGCACTTAAAGCCACACGAACTTGGCTACGTTCGCTTGCTTTGGCGTAAATAGAAACCGTGTATTTAGTGTTGCTAATTACCGTAATTGCGCCGGATTGAATAAGATGGTTACTGGTTGCCGTATCTTCAACCAACTTATCCGCAGTCAGGCTTCCATCGGGGGCAGCAATTATGTTTGCTGTGATTGTTGCACCGCTTTTATTCCACGCAGCGTTGTCGAACTCCTGCGAGTAACCCAGCAGATTTTTAACGGTCGTCGAGTAGTACGGCTGAAGAGCACCGACGTTTAGCTGGGCTCCCCAGACGTAGATGCCGGACGTACCGTTGCCGGTGTACAAGATATTGTTGGCTGCATCGCAGACATAGACGCGCAGCGCATAAGATGCCGCAGACGCTGGGGTGTCTGTCAACGCATAACGGAACCAGCCGTTGCCGACGTCCGTCACGGTGTAGGGTAACCCGC